TTAGCAGGCTATCATATCAGAATTATCTTTGTGTTTTTCGACAACTTTCTTAACACTTGATTCGTGCCAAAATACCTCTTTGTCACTTACCTTGATAGGTTGAGGAATTTCACCATTCTTAATCATGCGATAGAATTTAGTGCGGCCAATAGACATTAGCATCATAAACTCTTTAGCACGTACACGACGATCAATTTCCATTCACCCCTCCTTACTTTCCGCTTTTCTAAAATCAGTGCCTTCTGGATCTATCCCAAAATATTCACAAATTTCTGTAGCTTTTGTCGCACCTGGCCCATGTCTGGATACATGAACCCAATTCAAAACGTACTTTGGCTTTTTACTATTCATGAGAGCCATTAGATAAAGTTGCTCAAAGTTAAATTCACTCATCCCTCAGCTCCTGATTCGCTTGCTTCTAAAAACTTCAAGTTTTCTGCAACTGCATTTTCAGCTTCGGCTTTTGAAGCGAATTGAAGAATTTCAAAGTTATCTTCATCTTTATAGATATTTGCAAAATATACTTTTGTTGAATCAGTACGTTGCCATTTTTGCAACTCAAGCACTTCTCCCTTATCTATTTCAATGTCATATTCGAAAGGGCAATCAACTACATAATCTGAGCCTTCCAAATAATATGTATCTGTAAGCTTATGTTGAGTCTCCGGCACCACCTTAGCTTTGGCTTTTTCTAGCTCTGCATCACGATGCTTTGCACATCTAAGCCAAGCATCCCAACGGTTATTCATGTTGCTTATTTCTTTCTGAGCAATTTCAGAAGGATTATTTGATCTAGTCATAAACAGTTCATGCTCATGACTAAAAATAATGTCTCTTCTTCCTTTGTAATATTGGAAGGTGTTCAGAAAAGCCTCTCTTTCCTTATTCAAATCTGTCATGCTGCTGCCCTCACCAAACTAAAAATGCGATTACTTCTGTTCCTTCATCTTTAGAAGCAACATGTTTATATTCCTGATAGTAGGATGATGTTGAGATCATCCCCGTATCCTCATTAATCCACTCTCGGTTTCTCTGAGCACAGTCACTATCAAGCTCAACCTCATTCAAGTTATTAATAAATTGCTCTTTTGTTTCATCTTGGCATTCTTCAGTTGAGCCATAGTTTTCGACGAAATAGTTGTAGACATCTTCTTTTGATTTGGCTGCATAAACAGCTTCATCAGGATTTGTAAAAATCTTATATCCGTTTATTTCTAAGTCGTTCATGCTGCCACCTTAAAGCCTTGAGCTTTTAAATACTGCTGAATTGACTTAATAATATTTTTTAGCCAATTACGTTCTTGATGTGCCCGCGTTCTTGCCAGTGAAGTCACTAGATATTCGATGTTGTCCATCAACAGAAATCTTTCTACTTCCTCAACCCAATGACCACCCCAGTAAGCCGTCCATGCTTTATCCCAACAGCGAATGACTACTTGAGATCTATGCTCACCGTACCAAGTAACAAACAAATCAATTGGATCTATATTGTTTTGAGAAGGAATGCGATAAATCCGTGTTTCTTTAATTTCCATCATTTTTTAGTCCTCACGCATTGCCTTGTGTGCCAATTAAAGAATGTTTGCGACTACTACAAGCGCTAACTATTTCAGCTTCACAATCAGTACCTTTGAACTGTGAATAGATGATTCCAAGTTCAGCAACATCTGTAGTTGCATTGATGCGCTTGATAGCTTCATCAAAAGCAGCTTGAAGCGCTTCTTCTTGGCTGCGACCATCGTTAAGCCAAGCAATGAGCTTTTCACCAGTTTCCTTTGTGATTACTTCGCCTGTTGGATTAAACAGCTTGGTTCGGTCTTTTGTGGGGATTGCAAATTTATTTTCATGCAACATATCGAGTGAAACGGTAAGCTCATACTCATAGCCTTCACGCTGCTCTGCTTTCATGCCAAGTTTGATTACTTTTCCCTTTTCACCTTGTACAGTCTCAGTTTTTGCACGAGTTGTAGTGATAATGTGCATATCTGTTTGAAGAATCGCGTCAATAAATTTGCGGTGACGTGGTGTGGTTTCTGACCAAGCTGACCAAGTGTTACCTTTAAAACGTTTAGCTGCTTCATCGTTGATTTCCAAACATCCACCAGTTCCAATCCATTCATGACTAGCACTATCAATGATAAGAACTTCATAGCCCATGTTGTATGCTGCATGGATCGCGCCAGCAAAGCGTTCAGGGCTATAGGGCGGTTTTAATGGCAATGTGTCAAAGTTAAATTCATTTGCATATAAAGATGCAGATTCATTTTCTGTATCAATAACCGCAATCTTTTTGCCAAGACTAGAAGCCAACACAAGGGCAGAGTAGGTTTTACCCGAACCACTGGCGCCATTAAGATTTAGCTTAAGCTTTGCTTTTTTACGTTCTGCTTTAGTGAAAGAGAACTGTTCTTTACTTTGCATGTTCATCTTTAATCACCTTTATATTTCGAATCTGAGTAAATTGGAGACAGTTCGTGAGTCGTTTCATCTTTCTTAACTACGACTTGATTAACTGGTCCGCATTTGTAATTTGGTTCTTTCTCGCCGATCGGTGTGCAGTGCTCTAGAGTTAATGCCCATCTTTTCCAAGACTTTGAAAGGGCATCCCAATAGAACATCTGATCTTTATTGGCTTTCAATTTCCAATCGCTGCCACCAAAAGTGCTGTAGTGAGTTGCTTCATCTTCTTCACCAACACTGAAACCAAACTGTTCAAGAAATTCTGTATTGAAGAAAAAGCCCATACACACCTCACGCTTTAATAGTTGCTAAAAGGTTTGCAGTGTGTAGACGCTCCATTTCTGCAATCTTGCTTTGCCAGTTACGGTATTCTTTAGAGTCGATGTCACCACGTTGGAACGCATATTCAACTGCACCTGCTAACAGTTCAGGATGTTTGCTTAAGTCCTTCAAAAGCTTTGATTCAGCAGCATCAAACGAGATATTGGCTAACATATTCATGAGTTAGTACCTCTCAATGCTGCGTCAAATACTGCCTCTAAAGCGTCACGAGCTTTGGTGTAGTCTTCTTCGTTTTGGTAGCAATATTGATGTCTGCCTACGTTCAGAACAAAAGAAGTGTCATCTCTACCGCCAATCTTTGCTTTGTATGGAGCAGGGATTTCAAGTTCAAGCTTGATGGTTTGAGGTTTGAGGCGGAATTTATACAAACCATTCACAACCTCTTGTACACTGAAATAAACAATAGGTATCCACTCTTCATTTTCTTCTGAAAACCCTTCAACCTCTTTCCCATCAGCCAAAGCTCGCAACGCATCCGCACCGCTAATCAAGGCTGGGGCTTGGGGTTTTGCAATTGGTGTCAAACTATTAGCAATATAGTTTTCATAGTCATTTGATTTATTAATAGCCGATTTACACCATTCACCCTGCCAGTAATAAATAACCTTGTCGCTAGCTAAATAGATTGATTCATCCCGCTTGTCGCGATGAGTCGCATCCTTCACATCATTACGCTTCAAAACAACAAGGTCGCGTAGTTGAGGGAGGGGGAGTTCTTTTCTTTCTCTACTAATGTTCAGGGAATCAAGAACGTAGTCTGAAAAACCACCTTCCCATGTTGCCAAGTAGCAAGGAAATTCATCACATGAAAATCCTGTTTTCTCAAATCCAAGCTGTACAAACAACTCCTGAGCCTCTTTGCTCTCAGCTTCATCATTAACTTTGATTTTGTAGTTATCCATGAGAGTGCTCCTTGTCATTGCCACCATTGAAGCCCTTTAGAGATTCAATTAAGTGTGCCTTTAAGCCATCAATTTCCGTCTCAAATTCTTCAGCAGTAAGCGTGGTGCCAAGCATGAATAAAGCTTGATTAGCGACATTAAGAAGATAGTCATTTGCAAATGATTGATGAGCAACCGCAAGGTGATCAGCAGAATGCGCAATTTGCAAACGGCTTTCTTCTACCGCTTTATCAATAACTTCTCTGAAATTATTCATCAGTTAGCTCCTTCCACTTGCACACGCACATACTCATCATGTTTCTGCACATCATCTGAAAGGTATTTGAAGTAACCAAAGGCACTGAAAGCCAAAAGGACAAATACGCTTGCCATTACCAAGCCAGAGTTAGAATGTCTAATCGTCTGCTTGCGGTTCTGATTCTTGATCAGCTTTGCTATTAATGCTTTTTCTGTCATAATCTTCTCACTCATTGAGTAGCCCTGCATCCGCCAAGATTGTTCAGGGCTTTTTTATTGATTGGTGAGATAAATATCGCATTTCCGATATTATTAGTCAATAGGGAATCCGATATTTTTATGGAAAATCCGATTTTTTATGTTTTAATAGACAAAAGAAAACCCACCGTGGAGGTGGGTTGGGTGGGGTTACCGTGTTTTATTTTTTTGGTGATTTCAATTGTTCTAATTGGTGTTTTGCATGCTCTGCTATATTTGAATAATCCTCAATAAGAACTTCTAATAATTGCTCATTTTCCAAAATTGGCACAAACATCTGAGATATTGCTGATAAAAAAGTTGTAGTAGGCATTACTACGGTCACAGACTCATTAACTAGAGTATGAGTAGAATCCGATTCATCAGCCGATAAAGCACCAAAAGTTAAGCGTGTAGTGTGTGAATTCATTTTAATTTCTGCTATTTCATCAGCATAAATAGGTGTTTTATCTGATCTATTTATTTTTTTTGGCTTTGAAGATAGATCTGTAACACTATGCTGGATTTTATTGCTTGATAACATATTTTAAACCTTACTCAAAAGTAAATTCTTTGATTTCGATACTTTGTGCTTTTGTAGCACTAAACCAAGTGGTATGACTGTTAGAGCCAACGGCAATTTCACGAACTTGTGTATTTAAATTTGGTGTTGATGCTGTTAGAACTCTTTCTTCAAACAATATTTTTTTAACCTTTTTAAATGTTGCAAACTCTATTTGACCAGAATTCCATGGTTGGTATGGTTTGGTCATAGAACTATTATAAAAAGCAATATCAACATCATAACCAAGAGCATTTGCAAATGAGCAAATACTCTCAATAGTGAGGTTGGAGTCTCCTGACAATATTCTAGTTACTCTGCCTTTGCTAATATTGCAAGCTTCCGCCATTTCTGAGCGTGACTTCCCTGAGTGCAGCATAAGCGCATTGAGTGCTGAAGCCCATTGAATTTTTTTTACTTCAATTGCAGAAAAATTAGAGATTGTTTTACACATTACTTTTTTATTATTCATATTATTCTCTCCTGAAAACCTTTAGGATTATTGAAAAATGGTAGCAAGGCATCTCCAATCTCTTTAATTTTGGGGTTTTGATGTAGATTACTATCTTCACGTTTCGTTAGTATTCGTAGAACCATTATCGCTTTACTATGATTCATATAACACCAATAAATACGCACTGCACTTTTCCTAATTCGTAAGACATTAACATCAACTGTTTTGTGGGCATTTTGAATTCTGAAGCCAGATTCATGACATGCTGTACTCGAGTAAAACCCTTCTAGTGGTAGCCCGTGATATGCGTTTTCATTTAACTGAATTAAACCTTTTCGTGCATGTTTAGCACTTGCAGGATCGGACTGTTCTATACTAGAAATATCCTGATTTAAATAACAATTTCTAAAGTCTGCATAAGCCGAAGCATGAAAAACCCTGTAACTCTCATCAGTATCTTCAGGTAAAACCAATGGCTCTGGAAAACCAGTTGCCAATCTCGTAAAGTGTATATTCATGTTAGTTTACTTATAAGTCAACAATTTTGCAAAATACTGGTTATGGTTTTTGACGATTACTCATCATAAATTTGCGATTATTTACAAATTACTGTTTCATCTCCATGTAATTTTAAAGCGCAAAATCCCACAAAGCGGGGTAATAGCTGACATTAGTCAAATCCAAGACCTTGCTAACCTTGGATGGAAAGACCGACTTATCATCGGTCTTTTTTTATTATTTAATTTTCTGCCCCAACTTTCCTTCTTTTACCAACTGCACGACCTGCTCATTAGTAAGCACAGGAATAAAGACTTTGTCGCCAATATCTTTGGAAAGAATCTTCACTTCTTCGGCTGTTAGCACCAAAGCTTCACCATGTTTCGCAGCATCATTGATGCGAGCAATAATCTGATTGATTGGTAGTTTTGAGTTGTCCATATATCACCTAAAACCTTAATTTAACTTTTTCTAACACGCTTTGGACGTGATCCGCCTAATGGTCTAAATGCATCAATAACTAAGCCTACGAGCTCCATACCATCTTCAAATTCAATAATATTAGGATGGAAGTTGGGGTTTAATGCTTGCAAGTATTTGCGCTGGTCGCTTTCAATTACAAGCTTCTTAAAGGTTGCGTCTGAATTATTTCTAACAACGATGAGGTCATCAGCGATTAGATCGCAAACTTGATAGTTTGGATTAACTAAAATGTAGTCTCCCTCTTCATATCTAGGGGAATTACTTACTCCAACTACTCTCAAATAAAAACAACCATCTGGATCATCTGCACTAAGTGGTGGCAACCATTCATTTATTTTATTAGGATCGATAGCTTCTACTGATGTCATTGTCCCTGCCTGCACCCAAGAAAGAACGGGAATTAGTTTTTTAGTTATAGGCTCAACATTATTGTCAAACTTACTGACAATTCCTTTTTTTAGCTCTTCTGCGGTAACACCAAGTGCGGTAGCCAGCTCAAGTATAGAGCCTGTCGATTTCGCATTACCTGTCTCAAGGTCAGAAATTACAGACTGTTTGACACCTGACTTCATAGCCAGTTCTTTTTGAGTCATTTTCTTAGCTTTGCGAATTGCTTTTAAGTTTTCGCCCAAAGTAGCCATAAATTTGTCCATCGTTACTACTATCGGAATTCTGATACATATTTCAATCGGTTTGGCTATTGTATAAATATCGGAAAACCTATATATTTAATAAAAATTATCGGAGACTTCCCATGAATCAATGGCAGAAGATGATCTCTGAGTTAAGGGAAAAGGGTCTTACTCAGACATTCATAGCCACAGAAATCGGTTGCTCACAGAACTACGTTAGTGATTTAGAGCGCGGGTTATGTGGGAAACGCCTTTCATATGATCTAGGAAAAAAACTAGAAAACTTATGGAAGAAATATTGTTCAAAACAATTAACCGCTTAGGAACTAAACCATGAGCAAAGTATCAACCGAATTGAGTGCAAGGGCTAGAAATGAAGTTTCTAGAGTTTTGCAAGCCCTTGCATCAAGCAATCAAAGTCAGGTTGCTGAACAGTTGGGGATTGATCCAAGCACATTATCACGAATGAAAAATGATAGAAAATCCAATGGCTTGACTGAGCTTGAGAACTGTTTAGTGCTGTTGGACATTCTTGGATTTAAGACTGTCCTCAAGAAATATCGAATGATTAGCGAGGAAAAACTAAATGCGCTTTTTGTGATGTCAAAAGCGTGGATGGAAAGCAAACAAACCATTGACGATCTTTTTCAAGATGACATTGAAGATTTCGGAATGTGTTTTGAGCTTGGATATAAAGAAAAAGCCTGATGGATGAGATCAGGCTCAATGTTCAATCGGAGCAAACCATATGAACTATTCAATATTAGCAGACATTGAACTAAATCGGAAGATTAGTTTGTTTCAAAAAGCGGTTGAGGCTTATGTGCTTAATCGAACTCTCGAAAACTCTATGGCATTGGCTAAAGCGAAAGCTGAATTAGCCGCATTTGTATTGAGAGGTGTTTGATGAATACGGCTTTTAACCTGGAACAATTTCTCAAGCAGGCCACCCCAGTGGAAGATAAATACACTAGAACACCAAATTATCTGGTGGATAAGGGCTATGTGTCTGAAATGACGGGTAGCGCCTTAAAATGCTATGTGGTGATTAACCGTTTTACTGATGGTTTTTGTCGTACAAACTGGTCAATTACTTCTACTTTCCTTCAAGAAAAAACAGGTATTAAGAAATTAAAAACCTTAACCGACGCTGTTCGTCAACTTGAACAATTAGGTTTGGTTTTGGTTGTTAGATCAACTGGTGAAACTAATAAATTTTCAATCATTCACCCTGAGTTTGAACTACCTGCCAAAATGGATGGTAGTACCGATAATGGCATGGACACTACCCCCGAAAATGGTATGGGGAGTACCCACCAAAATGGAGGGGAGACTACCCCCGAAAATGGTACTACTAAGAAAGAAACAAATAAGAAAGAAAATATTAAGAAAGATATATGTGAAATTTTCGAGTTCTGGAAAGTGGTATTTAACAAGAACGAGAAAACATTACTTTCTGACAAACGTGCTAGAAAAATCCAAGCTCGTCTTGTTGACGGTTACCAGGTTGAAGACATCAAATTGGCAATCACAAATTGTTCTAAGTCTGATTACCATGTTCAGGGCGGATATACTGACATCGAATTAATTTGTCGTGAACCAGAAAAGTTAGATCGCTTTATCAACATGTTCCCTAAAGCTGAGCAAATCATGGCTCCAGTTCCTCGAAGCTATGAAGCAGACATGGGGGATTGGTAATGTCGAATATTCATAACATCCCTATGGAACAAGCAGTTCTTACAGCATTGATGACTGTAGACAAATCATTTGATGTTGTAAGTAACGATCTTGATGTTGAGTGCTTCTTTCCAGAGCGCCATAAGCAAATCTTCCAGGCTATTGCCGACCTTGCTAACGAAAACAAACCTTATGACTTCGTTATGGTTGAGCAGCAGCTTAAACAAAAAAACGTAATTCATTTGATGGGTGGTTCTGAATACCTGCTTCAAATGAGCAGCGAAGCGCCTTCAAGCTTTTACAACCTGGAGTCTTATGTTGCAGAACTAAACAAGTTCAAGGCACACCGTGAAGTTGAGCATATTGGTCAAAGCATTGCTGAGATTGCTAAAGACTTAACAATCCCTGACGTTCACATTGCAGCAGAAAGCATCCTGGATGGGAAGAAAACTTCGAATGATGTTGAGAAGACTAGCTTCACATTTGAAGAGGCTTTGAATCGTGCTACAGATCGTTTAATCCAAAAGGCTGAGGCTAAAGCTAACAAGCAGTACACAGGCGTAAAGTTCAACTTAACTCATTTGGACAATCTGGTTGGATTAATTCAAAAAGGACACTTCTGCATCGTGGGTGGTCGTCCTGGTTCAGGTAAATCAACTCTAGCTCAAATGTTAGTTATTCAGACAGCAGTGCGATACAACGAGCCTGTATTGGTTGTATCTGCCGAAATGGATGTAGAGACATTCACAAACCGTTGTATCTCAGCTTTAACTCAAATCCCTTATGACAACATTCATAACGCTGAATTATTTGATGGGATGTTGGCTCAATTTGCAGATGCTCAAAGACGATTCAGTTCTTTGCCAATCCATATCGAAGACAAGCAAAAGCCGACAATTGCAGAAATACATTCTTGGGCTCGTAAAGCTAAGCGCAAATACAAAAGACTAGGATGCATCGTAATTGATTACCTTCAGTTGGTTCGTGACCCAAGTAAGAAAGACCGTTACCAGGAAGTGAGCTCAATTAGCCGTGATTTAAAGGCATTGGCTAAAGAGTTTGATTGCCCAGTTATCGCATTAGCTCAGCTTAATCGTGAGTCTGAGAAAGGCAAGCGACCTAAAGCATCAGATCTAAAAGAATCAGGTCAGATTGAACAAGACGCAGACCAAATCATCCTAGCGAATCCAATCATTGGTGAAGACGACCTACCGTCAGGTGTCACCGAATTAATCGTTGCTAAAAATCGTCATGGCAAGAAAGGCGTAGTTCGAGTTATGGACCGCTTAGATATCTGCCGTTTTGTGACTATTCGAGAAGAAGGAATGGCTGCATGAAAACTTTAAATAGAACAAAGAAATTGAACTTTGATGACCAGCTTAGCTTACTCGTGTTTGGCTGTCATGCATCAGCGCCTTTCAGTGTCAAAGACGTGAAGGAATCAGTGTTTGATTTCAATCGAGGAACCATCTACAGCAATCTTCAAAAATTTGTTGAATGGAAATATTTCGAACGTGTTGGGAAAAATCATTACAAGGCAACTCAATACGCAAAAGACATCCTGAATGTTAAAGGGGAGCTGAAAGCATGATCGAATTTGTAGATTACACCTCAATGATGAAGCTCCGCAGAGATTACAACCTCGGTACTCGCAATAAAGAAACAAGAGTAGCAGCAAACCTCTACGAGAAATTAAGAAAGCTGAAAATGCTAGACCAGCTTAAGAAGGAAGCCATGACTAGACGTTACAAGGAGGCGGTATGAACATGATCGTATTTCCATTAAAGAAGACTAAAAAGTTGGATCGACTTTGCTTGTGTATCAATTGCGGCAAGCTATTTGTTGATGCTGTTGATAGTAAAGACCTTGGCATTTGTTCACTTTCTTGTGGTTATGCATTCCGCGGAATTGGTTGGAGTGACTTCCTATGAAACCAGAACAGTTTATTCGTGAGTACGGGGTGGGAAGAGTGATGAATAAATATCATTGGATCGAACTAGGCACAACAATTCCAGTATTCACAGTCATGGCTAAATCAGAAAAGCAGGCCATGAAGAAGCTAAGAAGCTACTTAGCCAAAATTGGTAAAGAAGAAATTGAACTGGTACGTATTTTGGAGAATACATCTGATGAATAAATGCTCTATCTGCCAAGACACTGGAATTGTGTTTGTAGGTTGCTGCTCAGGGAATCAATGTGGATGTATGGGGATGCCAGTTGCCGCTAAAAATTGCAAATGTGGTCAGCCAATCAATGAAGAAAAAATGTCAAAAGATGAACTATTTATCTTTGCACATGTTGAGTATGAGGAGCAAAGCCAATGAATGCGATCAAATTCATTCAGGATAACGGTGTTGATAAGGCGAGAGAGGTTGTTGAGGGGGCGCCTGATGGTCACAAAGGATACAACGGTGTTATTAACCAATACACAAGAGGGGTTTGGTTTAGTAGGGATGTGATGCTTTCTGACCTCAAGCGTCTGGTGGAGTCTTTGGATCGCATTGATAAGTGCGGTGGCTTGTATGGATTCAAAACATATTGCAATGGCGACTACTCGCAAGAGGATTTGCAAGCCATCCGCGACCACGAATCAATACACGGAGGCGGGGATGAGTAAAGTTCACAATTTAAAAACTGATCCAGAAGTTTTTCAAGCTGTTGTTGATGGTCGTAAAACATTTGAGATTCGTTTCAATGATCGAGATTTCAAAGTTGGCGATGAGCTGATTTTGCTTGAGACGATACATTCAGGCGAGCAAATGAAGCAAGGCATGCCGCTTCTATATTCAGGCAATGAACTTCGTAAAACCATCTCTTATGTCTTAAGCGGGTATGGGCTGCAAGAAGGATGGGTAATTTTAGGGATTAAAGGAGCCAGCCATGAGTGAGTTTAAAGTCGGTCAAATACTTGTTAAGCGAAATACTTTTAACCAGCCTAGCAAGTCAACTTCATTGTGGAAAGTGGTTTACGTATATACAGACGCAGTTGAGGTTGTTCCATTAAAAGATGGCAAAGAATTAAAAATGCTACAGGGTATTTATGGTTCTGCAATGTTCAATCCTGCATCTACTGAAGAAAGAGCAGCAGGCCACAGCATTGACAATGATATGGGCGACGACTCCCACATAGAAAACCACATTTCGCCTAACTGCCAATCGAGGGATGTTTGAGATGGATAAACCAATGACATTTAACGAATGGATGGGCAAGCAAGGCAATTTGGCTTTAGTTCATGCCAATTGCTGCCGTATTGCTTATGAGGCTGGTCAACAGTCACAGCAAGCGAAAGTGGAGGAGCTGCAAAAACAATTAAATGAATATATGTTCGTGGCTGAAACTATTGATGAAATGTATGTGAAAGAGGTTCAGAAAAGTGACGAGCTGCAAAAGCGGGTAGAGTGGTTAGAAGATCGCTTAAAAGCTACTGACACATTAAGCAAAATGAGAGCGGCTGTGATTGGGTCATTTAATTCCCAAGAATTTAATGCTCGTACTAGAAGAAAAATGATGATCTTGAAAAGGGCTGAGCAAGCGCTCAAGGGGGAAGGACAGTGAACTTTGATAATGAAATGATTAAAGGTATTTCTCAAAGTGAGTTTGAAAAAGCTTTTGCAAAGCAGATGATGAAAGATCGAGTTTCTGATCAGATGCAAAAAGATATGGAAGCTCTTCAAAAACTTAACAGTGGCAATTATGTGATTGTGCCAAAAGAGCCAACTCAAAGAATGCTAAACGCTGGTCATGTCGCAATGAATCCTATCAAAGGGTCAGACGTCCATTCAGGGACTAATCAGAAGCGTCGTGAGTGCTACAAGGCAATGTTAAGGGCTTATCAGGAGTACGGTGACCAATGACCACATTCAAAGAGGCTCAAAGGGTCCAGTCACAAAAGGCAGCTCGTTCAAAGCGATTCAACCGAGTACCTACAGAAGATCAAGAACAGATGACGCTCATGAGTTGGGCGCATCGTGTGAAGTATGGTTCAGGTCGTTTGAGTGATTACTTATTCCATATTCCTAATGGTGGCTCAAGAAACATAATTGAAGCTGCAAAGTTTAAGAAGTTGGGCGTGAAGGCTGGTGTTCCAGACCTTCAGCTTATCGTTCCAAATGGTGAGATACACGGGCTTTGGATTGAATTGAAGTCAAAGAAAGGGAAGTTACAACCAAGTCAAAGGCTCATGATTCAACGCTTAGAAGAACAAGGTTACATGTGCAAAGTCTGCTTCGGTGCAGATGAAGCCATAGATGAAATTAAAAAGTATTTGATGATTTGAGGTGGCGTGGTGGTCTTTTACGAAGTTGGGACATACGAACAACACGAAGAAGGTTTTCATGCTTTCTTTCGCACTCGATATGAAGATAAAGCTGAACAAGTCAAAGCATGGGCAGAGGAGTACCAAGCTAAGACACCTGAATGGCCTACAGGTGAGACTGATGAAAAGCAGATTCAATATATGGATCTTGTTCGAAAAATTGATGATGAGTTTGCAGAGCTAATAGGCAAGAAGTTCCCAATCTCAAACTATTCAAAAGACAGGTACTCAATACTTATAAACAAAGCAGAACTAGACGATTAGGGTGACGGTATGAAATCAAAGGTAGATGTAGATGCATTAAAGCTCACACTCCAATGGCAAGGATTCTTTCTAAAGGGATGGTTTGAAGATCATTGGTGTGACCTCAAGGACTATGCAGAAGCTTCTTTAAAGCTGCTTCTAATCATCCTGAGAATTTTGTTTTCTCCCCTTCTCATTATTTATGTCATTTGGCAAACCAGAAAAATATATGGACAGATAGCGAGCGGAGAAGCCAACAGAGAAAAAGTCAGAAATCACATCAAGAAATACGGCAAGTAAGGGGAAAGAGATGAATGCGGCAGTAGTAACACCAGTAATGGATTGGAACAAATATACAATTGATGGATGGCTAGAGCAATTCGGCGCATGGTGTGAAACTGTGCGCATGAAAGGTGGGGATTTACCAGATGGGTTGCATATCAATCAAATCTATTGGTTGATGCGTGAAGCAGGCAAAGAGGTGCCAAAGGGTAAGGCTTACATTCGTTGTGAGATTAATGATTTTGAAGCGGATCAAGTGCAAGCTTTATTGCGCAGCATCTTCAAATCAGAATCAGTGGATTATCAGGCTAAATATGCTGTGATGTGCCTTGTGAAACACAAGGTTGAGAATCGCTCTTTAAGTGCAGTTGCAGCCATCACAAATCAGTCTAAAGGCCAAGTGAATATCATGGTTAGTTGTGCTAGATTCTATCTTCTTGGTAAATATAACTTTCTAATAATGGAGTAAAAGGGTGAATTTAGTAAAAACATTTAATGCATATAGCATGCATACAATTGAAGAAAAAATTAACAATTTCCTTGAAGCTTATGATGGTGAGCTTTTACAAGTACAGGTTATAAGAATTAGTGAAGAAGGCAGCACAGAATATGAGGCCATTATTTCTTACAAACAATCTGATCAAACAAAGCAATAACTTGACCGTTTAAACGCGATCTGGCATAGTTGTGTTATAGTGGACGAAGTATAAGTAATTCACTGATCTAAAGCTCATCATTCGATGGGCTTTTTGCTTTTTGGAGGTTCACATGCTCCGAATAATTAAGCAGGTCTTTTGCATACATGTTTGGGAATATGAATCCGACATGTTCAATCAGAAAGAATGAAGAAAGTGTGGAAAGATTAAGTGTTTGTAGCCTCCTTATAGAGGTTCTTAATTTAGAGAAGCAAGTAAACAGTTAGGGTTAAACGTACTACCAATAAGATGCAAAACCTTAGTGCATTGGTCAGATACAGCTGAAGTGGAGGGTTGACGACCTCTTGCTTGTTTCATCTAAGTTAAATTTGTAGCCCTGTCGTTTGACAGGGTTTTCTTTTTTGGAGAATAAGAAGTGGACAACCAACATCGCAAAATTAATACATATCGTGAATTAACTCAGGAAGAAGTTGATTTGATGAACGAGATCAAAGCACTTGGACCACAAATCCAATCAATCATTGAAAAAGTGCAAAGCCATGTTTCGACTCAGCGTTACAACTGTAAATGTGATGCTGGGCAACAGGTACACAATGTGGATGAATGGGATCGCCTAGAGGCTGCGACTCCTGAGCGTTTTGCTGCAATGGCTAAGACCGAGTTCCAAACTGGGTTGATGTATTTAGTGCGTGCGGTGGCTCAACCTACTGGATTTTAGGTGGTCTATGGATACAATCGAAGCGAAGAAGAATTTAAATGCTTTGTGCAATGAAATAGAAAAGCTTCAAAATCTTTCACGCGGTTTGATGACGGCAAAAGAGATGGTCGAAATTGACGCGAAGATTAAGCGACACAAAGACCAAGTGAAGAATATTAGAAGTAACCTTCATGCGTGATGCAAAGCGTCTTGCTGCAATAAGAAAATTACCTTGCGTTAGATGCGGCTATCCTATCTCACAAGCGGCTCATTCTAATTCTGGCAAGCATGGCAAGGGTAAAGGAATAAAGGCCTCAGATGCCTTTACAGTGCCGTTATGCCATAAGTGTCATTTCCTATTCGATACA